AACGCAGACCGCGATGTTCTGTTATTGGCGCGTTTTGCCTATATCGAACCGCCTACCGAGCGGTTAACAGGCAGAGACCAGTTAACAGCCGACACAACGCAACCTGCGGCTACGCAATCAGATGCAAAACCTGCGGAGACCGCACAATGAGCGAGTTAGTAAACGTGAAAACGGAGAAGCCACAATGACTTTTGGAGCACAACTGCGGGCCGCTCGGAAGCGGGCAAAACTCACACAGGCGCAAGCGGCAGAGATTGCTGGAGTCCGTCAGTCGCATTGGTCAGACATCGAAAACGACCAGGTGTCCCCGACGCTGGCGACGGCGGACAAGATGGCTCATGCGGTTGGTGCGAGCTTGGGCGAGCTACTTAAATAGCGAAAATGTTCTAGATGCGTACCATTCTGCACCCGGGGGCGTGAATCTTCTTGTGTGATTGATCTGTGCCACATCTAATCGGGGCATGACCGACATCAACGACAGAGTAAACGAAGTCGCGTCAGGCCCCAAGCGCGTGCAGGGCGACGCAGGGAGCGTGGAACAGCATTCTATTTCCGATCTGCTGAAACTGGCAGACCGGGAATCGGCGGCACTCGCAACCTCCAAACGAGGATGGGCCGCGAGACCGCAGCGATGCGTGCCTCCTGGAGCCGTGTGATGGCCGACAGGAAAACACGCAAAGTGGTAGCGCGCCGCCCTGTGTCCATTCGCGCGAAATACGACGCAGCGCAATCGTCCGCCGACAACCGCCGACACTGGGCAAATGCAGACGCCCTTGACGCCGTGCGAGCCAACAATGCCGCCGTGCGGGCTCGCCTTCGCCGGAATAGTCGATACGAGATTGCAAACAACTGCTATGCTCGCGGCATTTCTCTCACGCTCGCAAACGACCTGGTCGGCGCAGGCCCGCAACTGCAAATGTTGCTGGACGACTCCGATCTCAATGACCGCATCGAGCACGAGTTTACCGCATGGTCGAAACAAATCGACTTGGCCGGCAAACTGCGCACCATGCGCATCGCTAAAATACAGGATGGCGAGGCGTTCGCCATGCTGATTAGCAATCCGGCGTTGTGGCCAGTAACCCTGGATATTCGGCTCATCGAAGCCGACCAGGTGGATACGCCATCGGGCCAGGATGGTAGATATGTCGAGGGGATTCGATATGATAATTATGGCAATCCGGCAGCGTATGCCCTGCTGAAGTCGCATCCTGGCGGGCTACGATTCGATACAGGCTTCGACGAAGTGCCCCAGTCACACATGCTGCATTGGTATCGCGTAGATCGTCCGGGCCAGATTCGCGGCGTACCCGAAATTACCCCCGCATTACCGCTGTTTGCACATCTGCGGCGGTACACGCTGTCTGTCGTGGTGGCTGCCGAACTTGCCGCCGAGTGGACGTTATTTATGACTACTAACTCCCCGCCAAACGGGGAGGCAGCTGCGATGCCGAACGATTTCGAAGAGATCGAGTTCGAGCGCGGGCTGATGACAAATCTGCCGGAGGGGTGGGCACCATACCAATTGGAGCCGAAACAGCCAACAACCACTTATGCCGAGTTCAAAAGCGAGATTCTAAACGAAATCGCCCGCTGCCTGAACCTGCCATACAACATCGCCGCCTGCAATTCGAGCGGATACAACTACGCATCAGGACGTTTGGATCATCAGACGTATTTCAGGAGCATCGCCGTTGAGCAGGCGCACCTGGAGGAGCGGGTACTCGACAGGGTACTGAGAGAATGGCTCGATGAGGCGTCGAAAGAATTTAACTGGTCGTTGGAAAACGCACCACATCAATGGTTTTGGACGGGGCGCGATCATGTCGATCCGGCCAAAGAAGCTAATGCTCAGGCGACGCGCCTGACCAACAACACAACGACTCTGGCGACCGAGTACGCCCGCCAGGGTAAGGACTGGGAAACCGAGCTGCGCCAGCGGGCAAAAGAACTTGCGATGATGAAGTCGCTCGGTATTCCAACAGGCGAAAACCCCCAACAAGAGCGAGAAGAGGATGAAGAAAATGTGGCGAAAAAAGACGAAGCCGACTGACGCACAAAGCAACATGAAAATCGAAGGCGAAGCGTCCATCGTAGCACAGGCCAGTGCCGATGGCGAAGCGCCCAAACAGCCGACCTTTGTTATCAAAGCTTACAACGGCGGGCTGCTGAATTTGTCCGGTTTTTACCGGCCTGTTGTGATCGACCTCAAGACACTGCGCGCTGGGCGGGTGACTGTTCTGCGCGATCATGACTCGCGGCAGATTGTCGGACAAGGCGAAGCGGAAATCGCCGAAAGAACAATCACCGTGACCGGAAAAATCACGGGCGACCATACAGACAAGGACGACCCCGCACATGGCGTTGTCGCCCACAGCAAAAACGGGTTCGTTTGGGCGGCGTCCGTCGGCGTGATGCCAGGGCGGCTGGAGCTTGTCGAATCGGGCCAAAAAGTAACAGTGAATGGTCAGTCGTTTAACGGGCCGATTCTTGTCGCCCGCAATGGACGCCTGGGAGAAGTTTCGTTCGTCGGCATGGGTGCTGACGAGTCGGCAAACGCAAAAGTAGCGGCAAACGCTGCCAATACAGGAGACATGGAAATGAAATTTGAAGCATGGCTGCAAGCAATGGGCTTGGCGCTCGCCGACCTGTCAGAAGACCAGGTCGAGAAGCTCCAGGCAAAGTACAAAACAGAAACAACCGAGGAGGCGACGCCGATTGTCGCCGAACAGGGCGAAGACCCCATCGAGAAGCGGCGAGTGGAAGCGGCTGCCGAGGAAACTCGAATCGCCAGCATCCAAAAGCTGTGCGGGAACGAGCACAGCGAGATATGCGCACAGGCCATCCGCGACGGATGGACCACGGAAAAGACGGAGCTGGAGGTTATCAAAGCCAGCAGACCCCAAGCGCCGAACGTGCATAGCAGTCAGCCGGTCGATGCACAGCCGCTCGTAATCGAGGCGGCACTGTGCATGACGGCAGGACTCCGAGAAGTTGAAAAGCAGTACCCCGAAAAGGTGCTGCAAGCGGCTCACACAGGATTCCGTAATTACGGCATCCAGCAGTTGCTCTTGGCAGCGGCTGCCGACGCCGGATATGCGGTTCGAGCCGGCGAGCGGATTCACAAGGGCAACATTCGCCAGATTCTCACGGCAGCGTTCAGCACTATCGACGTTGGGGGCATTCTGAGTAACGTTGCCAACAAGTTCCTGCTCCAGTCGTTTAACTACGTCGAATCGGCATGGCGGCAAATCGCCCGTGTTGGATCAGTGAGCGACTTCAAGACCATCACGTCCTACCGTTTGGTAGGCGGCGGCGGGTACCAGAAAGTCGGCGCGGATGGCGAAATCAAGCACGGGCAGTTGGGCGAGGAAAGCTACAGCAACAAGGCCGAGACCTATGCGGAAATGCTGGCGTTGACGCGCAACGACATCATCAACGACGACATGAGTGCTCTGACAACGGGTGCTGTGTCGAAGCTCGGACGCGATGCCGCGCTGAAACTCAACGAAGTGTTCTGGACTGAGTTCATGGACAACGCTGCGTTTTTCCACAATGGCAACTTCGGCAACGTCGTGACCGATGCAGCACTGAGCATCGCCGGACTGAGCAAGGCTGTGAAGGCGTTCTACAAGTTGAAGGACGGCCCGTCGGGCAAGCCGACCACAGGCAATTTCATCGGCTCGACGCCGGCGAAGCTGCTCGTGCCCGTTGATTTGGAAATCGAAGCCGGCCTGCTGTATTCGGCGGCGATGGTCAACGAGGCGGCAACGGCAGACAAGCCGGCACCGGCTGACAACCCGCATCGCGGCAAATATCAGCCCGTGGCATCGCGGTATCTGTCCGATCCGAACATCACCGGGCACAGCACGAGCACGTATTATTTGCTGGCCGATCCTCGCGACCTGGCGGCAATCGAAGTGGTGTTCCTGGATGGGCAGGAAGTTCCCACCGTCGAAACGGCGGATGTCGATTTCAATCGGCTCGGCATCCAGATTCGCGGGTACCACGATTTCGGCGTGAACAAACAGGACCAGAAGGCCGGCGTAAAGGTTACGGCCTAAATCGCAACAATGTTCCAGTGAGTCCGGTAGCGGGCGCACTGGAA